GAAAACAAACCAAACGCACCAGTCAAGCCCCTAGCGAACTCGAATCTGCCTGCCCAGCTAGACTTCGCCATGGCCCTCATCAGACAGACGTTGGACCAATTCACGGACGTGTCTATCAAGTCTGTCATGCAGCAACAAGCGTATGACGGCTTCAAGACAACACTCGCCCGAGCCACCCGCATCAACCCGTTCGCCCTACCGTCAGCGTCGGCTGACGCACTAGAGCGTTTCGGGATCGCCACCAGTCCGTTCGCCGCCCGCTTACACACGCACGCCGCCGCTAAGGCAGTCGAAAATCGACTGCTCGAGATTGTAGGAGCCCTACTCCCAAAGGAGCCTGTTACCTTCTACTTCCTCAAGCCGCAAAAGCGTGACCCCATGAGGCGCAACCCTCGCATCGGTGATTTCTTCCACAACCAAATCATCGAACCGCGGGATGTCGCTCGTTACGAGCCATCTACCCTCCGGGAGTCCATCACAGCACCGACCACCAGCGTCGTGTACATCTCTGACTCCCTCCACTTCCTGCCCTTCCACTTTCTTGTTTCCCTGTTTGCGCACAATCCCGTTGTGCAGACAGTCCACGCCACCGTCGTACTACCGCCCGAAGCGCTCCACAAACATCCATCACAGAACCCTCACATCTACTCCATCAACTATGACTTCGACGGTTTCCAGTACATCCCAGGCACACACGGTGGCGGGGCTTACCACCACGAATTCAAACAGCTTGACTGGTTAAAAGTTGGTAAGCTCAAACACGTCCTCGCGGATGGTACCACGCAGACCATCACTTGCCAGATGGTGGAGAGCCTGGGCGCCAACCATCTGTTCACCTTCTGCCGAGGCGACCTTATCACCCCGAGAGTCCGCACTTTTTCCGCGGACCAGTACGTTATACTGCCCAAACTCTTTCACCCAAAGCAGTTGAACGTCACCCGCCCCCTCCACTCCACCTTCGCGAACCAACTTCTCACGTACGTCCTGAGTCTAAAGACGGTGACTCTCACAGACGTGTTCGCGAAGATCCGTCAGCTCATACCAACGAGTGAGCTGCACCGCTACCAACCCGAAGATGTGGTGCACATCGCCAACTTCTTCTACTTCGCGTCCCAGAGACCCAAATTATGCAATTACGACCAGATCGTCGACGACTCCTTATTCAACTCCGACTGGCGTTGGCTGAAGAGTCACATCAGGTACCTCTGGGAGGAAGTTTTCGGCCAGTCCGACTTCAAGAAACTCCTCAAAACACTTGACTGGACCCCTTTCACATACTCGCTCGAAGTGGAGGAGCACTTCGTCCAAAGCCCGGTCATGTTCAGGACCACGCCCTTCCACAATTTGCGAGATGATGTCTGGAACCTCTCCGATGCAGGCCCCACCCTCGATGACGCGCCCTGTGAGGCCCCCGACGCCCCCGCGCCGACAACACCGCCAGCACATAGCTCGGCCCAGGACGGCCCGCCCTCCACATCACACCCGACGCTGGACCCGGAAACATTCCCGTGGTCTGCGTGCGCGCCACTCCTGAACGCTTGCGGCTTCCGGGGTGACGAGCTTCAATATGAGGTCAGCGGGCTCCTCATCGAACCGATCCGCCACGTACAGTCGCTACCCCGCCTCGATGAAGCGCTGCTACCCCTCGCCCCTTGCCTTATCGCCAAGCTCCGCGAAATGCGCCGCGAACCCGTGATGTTCACCTTCGATCGCAAGCGCGCCACTGCTTACGGGAGCGACGTCAAGAACAGCCGCATCGGAGCCCTCCTGCGCAATCAAACCCTTGAGTGGAAGACCACTTTCTCCGCCAAGTGCGAGGAAATCGAGCGCACAATCTCACTCACCGTCATCCACGGAGCTGGTGGTTCCGGAAAGTCTGCCTTTCTGCAGCAGTGGCTTCGCGACCAAGGAAAAGGCAATGGCACTGTCAGCCTTTGCCTGCCCACTGTTGAGCTGCGCTCCGATTGGATGCGCAAGGTGCCTGAGCTCCACTCGAGAGAGTTCCGCACCTTCGAAAAGGCTTTGGTGCAGCCGTCATCACGCGTCGTCATTATGGACGATCACACGAAATTTCCGGCAGGCTATATCGAAGCCTTCGTCGCAATGCACCCGGAAACTCAGGCGCTCATCCTCACTGGAGACCCCAAACAGAGCGCTTACCACGAAGACAACGACCAGGCTTGCATCGCGCACCTGGAGCCTGCTAGCGACGCGCTCGGAGCTGCGTGCCGCTACTATCTGAACGCCACCCATCGCAACCGGCGTGACCTCGCAAACAAGCTGGGTGTGTACTCTGAAGTCGATGGGGTCACTCGTATCACCCACTCTGCGATACCCATGCAGGGCTGGCCCATTCTGGCACCGTCACATGCTAAGAAGCTGTGCCTCTCCGAGTTAGGCAATCGTGCCTATTCCTACGCCGGCTGCCAGGGCCTCACGACGCCGTCCGTCCAGATTCTGCTGGACTCCAACACGCCTCTGTGTAGTGATGCTGTTCTCTACACCGCCCTTTCGCGCGCCCGCGACGCCATCCACTTCCTCAACACCGGCCCAACATCCTCTGACTTCTGGGCCAAGCTTGATTCCACACCCTACCTCAAAGCCTTCTTAAGGGTGGATAAGGAAGAACCTGCTCCCGAGCCTGTCGCCCGTGAGCCTGAGGCCGCCCCCGTCCCCCCGCCACGGACGCACTTCCCGGTCGAGCCTAAAACAACGCTGCTCGAACCCATGATCGCCGAGCTCACGGACAAGTATGAGCGCGAGATGCACGATTCACGCCATGGGCACACTAACTGCATCCAAACTGAAGACCTCACGGTGCAGCTCTTCCAGCACCAACAGGCGCGAGACGAGGCTCTACTCTTCAAGACCATCGAGAAGAGGATAGCCCTCTCCACACCGCGCGACAATGAGAAAGAGCTGCTGCTCAAGAAGGATATCGGGGATATCCTTTTCCTGAATTACCAAAGGGCTATGAAGTTGCCTGCCGACCCCATCCCCTTCTCCGAGGAGTTATGGGACTCCTGCGAGCGTGAGGTGCAGCACCGCTTCCTATCTAAGCCCGTTAGCGCCATCATCAACGGAAGAGACCGTCAAAGTCCCGACTTTGACGAGCACAAAGTGGCCCTCTTCCTCAAATCGCAATGGGTCAAGAAAACCGAGAAGATCGGCAGGCTGGACGTCACTGCCGGCCAAACTATCGCCTCCTTCATGCAGCAGACGGTCATGCTCTTCGGAGCCATGGCCAGATATATGAGGCGGATCCGCATGATCTACCAGCCCGACAACATCTTCATCACGTGCGAAAACACGCCTGATGATCTCAACGAGTGGGTGCTCGAGCGCTGGAATTTTGACGGACGCGCCCACTCCAATGACTTCACCGCCTTCGACCAGTCACAAGATGGAGCTATGCTCCAGTTTGGGGTCATCAAGGCGAAGCACCACAACATCCCGGAGTCCATTCTTGATGCTTACATCGCCATCAAGACTCATGCCCACATCTTTCTGGGCACTCTCACCATCATGAGACTCTCAGGGGAAGGCCCGACTTTCGACGCTAACACTGAGTGCGCTATCGCGTACCACCACACCAAGTATGACGTCGGGCCTGAAGTCAGCCAGCTCTACGCGGGTGATGACATGGCGCAGGATCGGCCGCCGGTGGAGAAACCGTCTTTCCAACTACTTGCAGGCCGCCTCAAGCTCACCTCCAAAGAAGTCTCGCACAAGCAAATTCCCGGAGACTTCGCTACATTTTGCGGCTGGAACATCACCCCAAAAGGGATCATGAAGGATCCCATGAAACTGTACGCCTCACTGCAACTCGCCAAGTCCCTGGGCAACACTAAGGAGGTTAAGACCGCCTATGCCCATGACTTACATTACGCGTACCGCATGGGAGATGAGCTCCAGGAGGTGCTGGACGAACGTGGCGCGTGCTTGCACCAAGCCACCACACGCGAGCTGACCATCATGGGCTGCTCGGAAATCCTCAACTCCTTCTAATACAGGGGTTAAGTTCCCCGGTATCTTTGATGGATTCATACCGCGCGGAACTTGCATCTGCTTTCACCAGAACATCACTCCCTCTATCCAAACCAATCGTTGTGCACACCGTCGCAGGCGCGGGTAAGACCACATTCATTCGCCGCCTCATCCGCCACGCGCCCTTCCCTACCGCCATCACCGGGGGGACTCCCGATCCGCCACACATCAGCGGCCAACGCATCACGGCCCCACCTGGTCCCGCTAACATTGTCGACGAGTACCCCCTTGTTGATTGGGCGGGTGCCGACGTTATCTTCGCGGACCCTCTGCAGCATCGCGGGCCCACGCTGCCTGCCCATTACACGTCCTCCATCACTCACCGCTTCGGCCGCGCCACTTGCGAGTTACTGAGCAAGTTTGGCATCACTGCGGAATCGAACAAGGAGGACGAAGTCTTCTTTGGGTGGGCTTTCGCTGACGACCCCGAAGGTGCCGTCATCTGCCTTGACGCAGAGGCGCAATCTCTCGCCTCCTGGAACGGCCTGGAGCACTTGAAGCCCTGTGAGGCTCTTGGCGCCACGTTCCCTGTCGTCACCGTCATTTCCGGGACGCCCCTTGAGGAAGCGGACGCCGTCGACCGATACATCGCGCTCACGCGTCACACCCGGCTTCTCCGCATTCTCCTCTGATGCCTCTCGCCCCGCCCCCAGACTATTCGAAGGCTGTGCTCGCCGTCGCCGTTGGACTCGCCGCAGCGTTGCTGGTTCACCAGCTCACCCGGTCGACGTTGCCCCACTCGGGAGACAACATCCACTCGCTGCCTTTCGGCGGCTCCTATGTCGACGGCACCAAGCGCATTCACTTCGGGGGGCCATCACGCGGCAGCTCCGGCCATCTTTGGCTGCCTGCCCTCATTGTTGCCATACTGCCGGGCATCATTTGGCTGGGCCGGCCTCGCGCTGCTCACGTTTGCCGCTGCCCTCTTTGCGCTGCGGCCCGCCCCCCCTGATTGCACCATCGTTGTGACCGGCCACTCGCTCACGGTTTCTGGCTGTGTCGGTCACCGCGGGGCTGAACTCCTGCTACAGGGGTTAAGTTCCCGCTTCATCCGAAACCATGACTAACCCGACTGATGATGCCGCTGCTGCCGCTGCTGCCGCCGCCGCCTCAGCAGCTAAAGGGAAGGAGACCGCCCTCGACTCGCTCGGGCCGCCCGACCCTCAGTTTCTCAAGGATTTCAGTTACGTGGTCGCCACCGACTCGGTCGCCACCCGTGGTATGGTTGAGGCCATCCGCGGGAAGTGGGAACGCCTTGGCGTTCCAGCCGCGTCCTTCTTCGGCGCCGCTCTGCAACTCGCCCTCGCTTGCTCCGACTCCCACGCCTCCTCACTCACGGTCCTAGTCGGCGAGTGTGCCGCCGCACCTAGTGTCGGCCTCCGTGACCTCGCCGCCTCCGTGAAGACCATCTGCCAGCTCCGGCACTTCTGCCGATTCTACGCGAAGTTCGTCTGGAACTATCGCGTCACGCACGACTTGCCGCCGGCATCGTGGGCCGCCCAAGGCTTCCCTTTCGAAGCCCGCTTCGCCGCTTTCGACTTCTTTGACGGAGTCACAAATTCTGCCGCTCTCGAGCCGGCCCAGGGTTTGATCAGGCCGCCCACTGAGATTGAGCTCAAAGCCGCGCACACTGGCAAGTTCGTTGCGCTCGCCACCTCGGGGACATCGAGCCTCACGCTCAGCAACCACGCCGCCGTGACCCACGGCCGCGCTGAGACCGCTCGCCCCACCATCCTCCCGCCATGATGCGGGATGCTGCCCCGCGTGAAGGAAACACGCCCTGGTATGGATTCTGACATGACCAGGTTGAAACCCCACGACACGATCGCCCGAAACTTAATGACGGAACGTGGATACCCCAAGAGGT